CATAGATGCCTCTCATGTAATTTAACAATGGAGCAACCAGCCTCCGGCCAGTTGCGTAGATATAAAGGTCGCGGATTATAGCTTAAGGCCACCCACGATAAAACCACCAAAATTCAGCCACAATTTTGCGCTCATAAAAAGCGAACGTAGAAGCACACTAAAAGATGATTAAAATAGAAAAATCGGGCAAAATACTGTTAGCTGAGACGGACAAATATTGAATACTAGAAGGAGAAAATAAGAGAAAAAATGGGGTGGCCGACGGGGATCGAACCCGCGACAACAGGAATCACAATCCTGTTTCTTTGTCATTAAAAACAATCGGTTAGTTGTTATTTTCGTAATACAAAACCCGCCAAGACGCTGATTTTTTGGCAGGTTTGCAACTGTATATTCCGAAAATTAGGAGAGATTATGGAAATAGGACAGCTGGTCAGTACCACGATCAATGAAATTGATGTGACTGCAGTGATTACGAACGTCTCACCCGCGTTTGTGAGCGCTGAGATTATCAATCCACCAGCCGAGTGGACCACCAGCACTGATGTCGCGTGGCGCTTAGATAAGTACGCTGATGCGGTAAGTAATGGAGGGATTGTTGAGGGTGTGGCGAGCGTTTAACGCTCGCTATCGTCTTACAGTGATGATGTCATTACCTGCCGTTTTTAGATAAATAAATTCGTCACTGACGGCGATTATTACCGCTCCGTTTTTTGTAAATTCAGGCTCCATGCCGTACTCCTTTTTTAGTTATCAACAGGCATCACAGCCCGCTGTTGATAAAGCTATCGACTAACATCGAAACGCGCAAGATTTGTTTTCTGTCGATTACCGTCTAACGTAAATCGTGGGTACATTTACCGTAGGATTGCACTTTTGTCGCAGAATGACAGCGTAAAACCGACGCAAATTGACAGTATCGGCGCACGAATGAAAACCGTCAGAATTGAAGCGGGCTATCAATCTGCCGCGACATTTGTTGATGATTTCAATCAGCAGCTTGATTTAATCGCTAAGCCGCGCATCAGTGTGCGTACATACCGCGAATGGGAAAGGATCGGCACTGCGCTGGAGAACCCCAAGCTGATCGCTCACCCTCCCTATTATTTTTATGCGATATTCTGCGGCCTAACTGGTGTAACAGGGTACTGGCTGTTTTATGGCGACCCCGGTGGTGTGATCAAGCTGATATCCGATTTACCGAGCAAAAACCAACGCTGGATAAACGAACAACTAATGGCGATCAAGTGTCCCGGGCGGCAGAGTCTAATTCGCGAGTTTTTGAGGCTCATCGCAAAAATCTCCGACACTCAACGCACCGCCCTTCGAAACCTACTCAAAGTATTTTAATGCTAAAAATCAAACCACCCCATACTCGTCATCAGCATACACGCGCACGTCATTAATCACGCCGGTTACGCTGGCATCAGTCATACCCTTAGGGGTGACGTTATCGATCAACAAACCGATTGAGCGCCGTGCCAGTGTGCCAAACTGATAACGAGGGCGTTCTTCTCGCCCGTTGAATTCAGGGGTGAATTCCAGCTCCCGGTCTATTTCGATTTCGTACGGCCCTTCCCCCGGTGTTGCCGTGTATGGCCCCGTGGCGAATCCTTCCGGGCTGCTGACGATGATCGTATGAGTTTCACCCGCCACAAACTCCACTGGCTCGCTCAATAGTAGTGTTGTGCCGTTAACGCCTTTAACTTCGCCGGTTTGTGATCTGTGCGGCATGGCCCAGCCGAGCTGCGCCGGATCGTAGAGTTTGCACTCTAGTGCATCTTGTTCGGTTGCGAAGTCGTAGCGCCGATTTCTGTATTTTTTGGTCCGTAGGTGGCGCAGGCCATAGCGTATGGCCCGGGTTGGTGTTGAAGATACTAAGCCAAGCACGCGCAGCTTTTCAGGGTTTAGTCCTGCTTGGCCGTTTAAAGTCACGAGCACTGTTGTGCTTTTGTACGTTGAAGCGTCCATATACTCTACTTCTACGCCGTCGTGCTTTTCGTTCACCGTGCCAGGCATTGCGATAGTTTCGCGTATTTTGCCAGTAATGTTTTGCTCGCTGAATTGCCAGCCGAGGTCAGTTTTTAGTGCATCGCGCACGGGTAATATTTGCCCGTAGTCAATAACGGGCTGCGCCCAGCCGATCAGCAAAACACGCTTTAGGGCTTCCCACGCGGTTGTTTCTTTATCAAATACGCCGTCAAAGTAATCACCACGCGCGTCGAGTATTTGGCCAATGCGATACAGTTCGGCTAGATTGATTTGCTCGTCAGTGTTGCCAGCCGCGTGCGCAATCATGCCCACCGCTGCCGATACCGAGCGCGTCGCGACCGGTGCGCTCCAAGTTAAATCGGCATTTAACGTTGGGTGCATTCCCGTGGCTATCACGTTGATTTTATTACTCGCTGCGCTGCTTAGGCGCTGTGTGCCTTTAATCGCGATGGCAACGGTGGTGAATGGGTACGTCGTGGCGGTATCTAGTTCGCTGCGCAACCCGTTCCACTGACAACGCTCTTTTGTGAGTGTTTTATTCTGAGTGATAGACGTAACGCTGCAACGGGCTTGCCACGCGCCATTGGGTACGTTGCGCTCTATCGTCCATGCCCGCGCATCGAGCGTGCCCTCTGTAAATACGTGATTGTACGTTGTGACACTGCCGCCAGAGCCGTTGCGGTATTGAATTTCAACCGTGACAGATCGGCTACGCGGTATGCCGTCGTCGTCGATGGCGGCCAAGCCTTCGGGAAAATGAAAATCGAATTCAAGCTTTGTCGTGCTTTCGCCTGGGGGGCAGCAGTTAAACCAGCCTGCCCGCTCACCGAACACACCCGTATTAATGATTTTAAAATACCCAAAGTGCAGATCACCGGCTGTTCCGAAGCCACTCCAGCTTTCGTCAATCACCCACGTATTTTCAATCACTCGCTGTAGTGTGATGATTTCGCCGTCTTCTACAATTCGGAAAAACTCAAAATTCTGGCCAATTTGTAGCCGCAACACTACGCCCACAAAACCCACATCATCATACTGCGACGGAAGAAAGTCACGCCAATCTTCACTGCCAGCATACGTGATTGACGTAACTTCACCGCCCGACCCGTTCGCTGAATATTTATTTAATATCAGTTTTTTAGTGTTGCTTTGAACTTCCCATTGGTACGTCCACTCATCCACTTCATAAGGGCTAATGTATTCAAAATCAGGCAAATCACCGCGCAACTCAATGCCCGTGCCATCCACCTCAGCAACACTGTACATATGGCGATGGGCCTGATGCCCGCTCACATTAGCGCCGGGCTGAAACACATCCACGCTCACGTCATACCCCAAATCAACTACCGAGGTATCGCCCATGCGAATATCGGCTGTATTAATGCTGGCACCGTGCGCGCACACAGAGAGCATAAAAAAACGCCACTCTTCGTGATTAATATACTGGCGGGACGACGGACAGATGATGTCAGGGTAGAGTTTATGCGTGCCGCATAACACCGGAGCGGGTGCCATCAGTTTGGGTTGGTTACCCTGCGCGTTGACTGAATAAATCGACGAGCTATCAGGCGTTGTGCTGTTGTACGTGTCGGGTATATTGAGGTTATTCATCGCACGGATAGACGCGACGGCGGTAATCACAGCAATCACCGTCGTGACGATAGCGACCGTACCCTTCGGTTCAATCACGACATCTAACACATCATCCGCCGCGAGCGGAGTATGCCATTCACGCGGGTGCAAAATACGCCCATTAAGCGACACCGAAAACAACCCGGCGGCGTCTAAATCTGGCGCGTAACCCGTCACGTTTTTAATTAACCAATCGCGGAACGAATGCCCGGTATCAGCGGTATTTTCTTCGGCTTCGTCGCTGAATTTATTGCTATAAACTTTAATTAACGGCATAGCGCCAATACTCTATTCTGTGATCATATGATTGCGCAAAACGTGCGAGCGGCAACGACAAAGGAAAACCAGATTCAGGCCGTGTATGTAATACCGTTGGGCCAGTATCCCCAGGTACGACAATACCCACATGCGCACACTGCCCGGCGGCATTAAATACACACACCACATCGCCGGATTTAACCTCGGCATTTAAGCCAGTGACGCGAAAGAATTTGTTTTTTGTGGCTTGGTAAGCGTCGTCAATATCGCTGTGCTGCGCTTCGCGTATGTGGCCCCACTCCGGTAATGCTTTAACACCGAATTCCTGCATTAATACCAACCGCACCAACCCCCAACAATCTGCGCCGCGCACAGTACGACCGCCATCCAAATACGGCACGGCTTTGTATTTTTGAGCGATCATAAATTTACTCGAGTAAATTGATTAGCCGCAGTACTTTTTAACCATAGTACTTAAGGCCGGGAGTGTTATCTGGGGTGTATCGCAAATTAGGGAAACGCGCATTAACAACATCGCGCATACGCGCACCGCCCTGTACTGCGTCGTCATCCGAAATGATCGACACCACTTCAAGCGTCAGAGGTGTTTTTTGTGGGGCGTCCCGGTATTTTTGTGTATACAAATACAGCGTTGCCGTGACCGGGGCATCAGCATCGAGGGCGTCATCAACAGCAATTAAAACGTCAGCCGTTGCACCGCCAATACTGAACGATAAATCTTGCGAGCCGCTGGCTTTTTGATTCGGTAAATTGATCGACAAACCCGACCGACGAAACGTCGCAACCTCACCACCGGGCAAGGTAACGGTTTCATCACGTGCCGATACAGCAAGCCGAATCGGAGCCGCCCACGCACTGCAATCGAACTGCATTAAAGCGAGCGCGGCGTCGTCGGTTGGGGCCGAGGCGTAGACGCGGGAAAGGACGAGGGACATTAAAAACGACTCGAATTTAACGCCCAATCTTTAGCGATAAAATCAGATACATAGTCAGCCTGATCGTCTGTCGTTAAAACCTCGGCTGCATGACGATAAATTGATCCTGTAAACCAATTATTTAACCCGTTTGCAGTCGTCACGTCGCCAAGTGTTGCGTTTATCGGATCTGTATCTGGCAAATCAATGACAGCAGGGCCATCAACTTCAGATAAAAGTACGCCGTCAAGAAAATAACCGTTTTTAAACCCGCCAGCGCCGTCGGAATACCAAGACATCGCAAGCTGGTGAATACCAGAACCATTAATTAGAGCACTGGATACATTATATGACTGTCCATTAACAACTAATATGTAGTTAGGATTGGAATAATAAATTCCCCACACGCCGGAATTCCCACTTGATATATAGCCTGCTATATTCCCCGCCGACGCTTGGGTTTGCCCCGGTGAAGCAAGCCACACAGTTGAGATAAAACCTTGATTAGCCGTATTGAGTTTACTCGCGTCAGGTAAAATAATACCCTGACTTCCGTCAGCACTAAACCCAGCGAATCCTTTTCCATCGAATGTTAAACTGCCCACATTTGTGTTTACTGCTGCATCGGCGGCTCCGTCTACTAGATTATATATAGGATCACCGCCCGATGGGTCGTCTTGAGTCAGCCAAGAGTTGCTGTCAAATAAATCAAAACACGCCACTGTTCGAGGAGTTATAACTCCGTCTAATGTTAGCTGTTTCAAACCAGTTGCGTTGAATGTTTCACCTACCAGTTTTATTGCAATAGCCATGATATTTACCAACCATTATTATCAATTAATTTTTTAACGTGATTGGCTACTATTGCGTAGCCTGTTTCGTTGAGATGTATACCATCGCTTCTGAGTGACGACGGCACAATATCGTTATCGTGATCTGTCACGTCTTGAGCGTCAGCATCGTTGTAATTGTTCACAAGCTCGCTTCTAATGTCGCAGTAATGAGAGCCGAACTCTAATGCGATTGCGTCATTTAGATTCATTATGTCTGTGTAGCGAGTTGTCCCAAGAGTATCAAGCTCGCCGGTCAGAACTGGCAGAACAACATATTTATCGTGACGCAAAGTCTCAACAACCCTTCTAATGTTGCTGATTATTTTATCGTGATCTGTTTTGTCTGAGTCGTTTTGCCCCATCCATATCAAATGGATTGACTCAGAATAATCAGTTGCATCAACTGTAAAAATCGAATTATCAGGAATTAATATGTCAGCCGTTCCATTAATTTGTTGAAAATTATACGTGTCGTTTGATAATCGCGTTAGCGTGCCGCGCACGTTGTGCAGATAACCAGTCACTGATCGTTCAACCACATCTGCAGCAGTGCTCAATATTTTATTACTGATATTTGTTACAGCCACCGCGGCGCTGGTAGGAATAACCCCGCCTGTCACTGATATTTTTATTGCAGAGGCGCCTGCTCTAACACTGATTTGGTCTGACACCTGACCACCAATAGCCGAGACAGCATACGATCGAGACGGGCTGTATAAATCCGATAGCTGTTTAACGTAGTTGTAAACGCCAGCATTGGATGTGCCGACACCAAATGTCAGGGAGTCACCATATCCAACAAAATCAGTGCCGCCTGTCAGTTTATTTGATAATTCTGTAATCGCGGCATCAGTAGCGTCGGCTCGTGTTAAATCGAAGTCACGTAAAAACTTTGATACGTTCCCCTCTTTTATCCAAAAATCAGCGAATCTATCAATGCCGATAGGAGTTTGGTCATTGTCATCTGAAACTGACCATAAAAAATCTGGTCTACCGGGCAAGTCCACCACGCGACCAGCAACTGTATCCGCTGTTTCTTTTGCTAAATTTATATCCCCGATTACATCGTAATTATCAAAAAAAACGAGTTTTCGATCTTTTGTGACTGCTAATATAGCGTTTTTTTCATCGTCATAAAAAACGAGCGCAAATTCTGATCGATTGAAATCTTTAGATATATAATCCTTAACAAGCTTTGCTGAGTCATAACTACTCGGAGTCCACACACCGTCCGCATACCCATACACCCCATTGTTTTCAAGCGTGGAATCATTCCACACTTCCGCAAGCGCATATTGGCCGTTAGCATCTGCCGTGGGCGTAAATCCGTTCAGTTCTGACAGTGTTTCAAACGATTTACGCCCCTGCACCATCGCCTTAACTTCATCGAATTTACCTTTAATGGCTTTTGATAAGCTGTCGCGGGTGAGGCCGTTGTAGGTGGCGGTGGTGGCGTCATCACCGAACGCGAGGTCTTCGAGCTTTTCAATCAGGGTTTGTATATTTGCGATTTGTTCTAATAGCGTTGCCATGTCGGTGCCCTATGGTTTCACGGAGTGACGTATTCAGTGACGGTGGTTTCTAAGCCGGTTTGCAGTTCTGTTGCAGCGTCATCGAGTTGTTCGATGGCGCTGATTGTTTGGTTTTCGTCTTGGGTGGTAAGCGCGTCGATTTCGATATCAACTGTGATGCTCCAAAGATCCGGTGCGATGCACTTTGGCTTTGGGTCGCTGACGAATTTGCACAAATGATCAACGATCCCGGTGCCTTGCTTTACCGGGAACGTAAACGACGCCGCCCCGCCGTCGATGATGTTTTTTACCCATCCCCGGAAGTCTTCGAGCTGGACGCCATTGACGATAAACGTCATGCCCGGCAGCTTGGCTGGCTGGCCAAACCACTGGCGACGGTTACGCGTGCGCCCTGACGCCATCGGCACACGCTTTACGCCGCTTGGCTCGTCGATGCTGTAGCCCGACAACTGCGGGAGAGGCAGTAAGTCGGTCGGGTAGCGGGTGTAGTCGGTCATGTTCCGTACCTGGTCATCTGGTAAGTGGTTTCTTGGGCGCGGGCGATTTCGCCTTGGTTGTGTATGTTGCTGACGTAGATGTTGATTACGTCGTCTTCGGTTAGCTGCTGAACTTGCCCTGCGCGGCTTGCGTCTTCGATCATGTTCACGGTAGGCGCTTTGCGCTCTTCTCGTGATGCCAGTTGTGTTTGCGTGTCGCGGTTGAAGCTGTTGATGCCTGCGGCGGTGTCGGGCATGGAGCTGCTGGCGCTTGGGAGGTTTTGGTCAAAGTTGGTTTGCCCAGATAGTCCACCAGCGGAGAGCGAGGCAGAGCCACCTGGTTGCACTTGTTTGAGTTGGCGTAGGCGCATACCCCCAGCCACCACCGCTGAAGCCGCAAAGGCGACAGCAACAGCAGTATTAATTTTAGACCCGGCTTCATAGGCATTTTGGGCAGCAACAATGGTGCTCATAATAATATTAACGACGGCTGCAGCTTTACCAATACGCATTAAGTTTTTGTTGCCGTGCTCGCTCAGAGTTGCCATATTGGCAAAGAACATCGCACTACCTTGAAGAGCGATTTTGTTAGTATCTTTTTGTTCTTTATCTGCGAGGGCTGCCCATCTTGCAGAGTTTCTTGCAGATAGCTGGTTGTATTTCTCTTCGGTAATCAACTTGTCACGGTAAGCGTTTTCGATGGTTTCTTGGCGCTTGTCGTAAGCTTCTTTTTCGGCCTCCATTTTTGTTTGGAGCGCGGCCTGCGTGGCATTGATGCTGTCGTAGTCGGCAGGATCGATTGGACTTCCTGAGCCGTTTGCACCACCACTATTGATTTGCGCTTGTACGTTGGCGACTTTGCGGGCGGCTTCGTCGGCTTGGGTTTGTACGCGTTTAAACCAGCGGTCGGATGCTTCGGATGGCAGCTCTTGCATCGCCAGTTCGTGCAATTCAACTTTGAGAGTTTCGAGCTGATCTCGTGCCACTTGAGCCATGAGTGCAATGCCGGTGTCTGGCGATACGTCTACGGTGACACCGGGGATCATGTTTGCGACTTCGGCAAGCTTAGTCCGCACATTTGATAGCATTTCGAGTGTGTTGGCAGCAAAGCCAGCCACCAGCACTTGGGCGCCTTTCCAGAGGATGTGCATTCCTCGGACGGCATTGGATACATAACCCACGGCGGTGACCGCGATTTCCATGCCTGCTGTTACTTGATCACGAAAGCCGTTCGATTCTTTGCCAGCGTTAAAAAATTCGTTCGCAATTTCGGTGATGTATGGCGTGACGGCGATGGTGATGCTTTTGCCGAGGCCGTCCATTGCGCTTTTTGCGCGGTAGGTTGCGTCGTTGGCGGCTTCTATTTTGGCGGCGTCGATGCGGTTGATGGCGATACCTAAACCGACGGCTTCGGCTTGTGCAGCGGCTAAGCCTTCGGCACCGTCGCGCATCATGTTGACCATGCCCACGCCTTCGGCGTCGAACAGTTTAAACGCGAGACGAACGCGATTGCTTTGGCCGTCTACGTCTTTCATTTTGTCGGCGATGGCGGCGAATTGTTTTTCCGGAGATAGGCGAGAAAGTTGCTGCGCGCTCATGCCCAGCTCATCCAGTGCTTTAACGGCTTCGCCTGTGCCTTTTGCTGCTTCAGCAACGCGGCGAACCATACGCTGTAGGCCGGTATCGAGCTGGTTTTGTGCTACACCATTCAGTTCGGCTTGGTGGCGCAATCCTGAGAGTGCGACGGTGGTTATGCCGAGGCGGTCGGAGAATTTCGCGAGCTGGTCTATTTGCTGCATTTGCTGCTTGACCATGACTGCCGTGGCGGCGGTGACGGTGGCGGCGGCGGCGGTAACCGCTATGCCTGCTTGGTTAACTCCTGTGCGTGCACTGTTAAATGCTTGGCGCGCGCTGGCTGAGAATCCGTGGGCGTCTTTTTTCGCATTTTTTAAGCCTGTTTTGTAGCTGGCAGAGTCTAACCCCAGCGATACAATAAGCTGTGCAATGGATTTTCTGATCGACATGGTTTATCTCAAATAGCGGCTTTTAGCATTTTTGCCCACGAGCGCATGCTGGCCGGGCTGACGGGGCCAGATTTATGCTGTGTGAGGCGCTGAATGTGCGGATCTGGGAATAGTTGCGACGGTTTGAGTTGGTTGTTTGGCGGTATGCGCCCGATGATGTTGATCATCGCGCTGGTTGCGACACCTGTGCGCCAGTTTTCAGCTGCAAACCCGGCTGGTTCGACACTGAAGAAGTGCCGCCAGCGGTCTACTTCTGTTGCTGGCAATGCGTTTAACTCGGCATGTGTGCGTATGCCGAGTTGGTGCATTAGTCGGTAGTCGTCGTAGAGCCTTGGGTTTGCTCGAAAGGCTTTCCCGCTGGGGTGTCTCCGGCGGTATCGGCTTCGCCTGCCATGTTCACGCCGGACAACTCCATGATTGCCTTGTATAAGTCGAGCATGGCGTTTTCTGATTTTTCGGCGAGTGCGGCGGCGTCTTCTTCAGTAAAGAGACGGTCGCCGTTTTCGTCGATTGTGCCTGCGATAACGGTTTGAACAATGGATTCGTCGGGCTGGCCAGCGTTGTGCAGGTCCATGACTCGTGTACGTTCGCGCAGCGGGAGTTCGCGCACGGTGAGTGTGAGATTCCACGCTTCAACGGGCACTTCTTTTGTGGCGAGGTCATCCAGCTGCAGGATGCTTTCGCGTAGTGATTTTGGCATGCTGGCTCCTTACGCTTCGATCAGGTCGTTGACGTTGAGCGTGAATGTGAGGAAGGTTTCATCTTCCAGCGATGGCAATAATTCGTATTCTTTCACCCAACCAACGACGGTGAATGTTTCAACGTCGTTGGCGGCATTCGGGCCTTCTGACGGGAAAGCAAATTGCCACTTACGCTCGGTGCCGATTTTTTGATCGGCAATCACGTTGGCGGCTTCCGCTTCTGACGTTTTTACTTTAAACGCCAGCGCCTTTAGCGTTGTGATGCCTGCGCGCGTGCGGGCGTATTTGCTTTTGGTGTTGGTGTCGCCATGTTCAGCGCTGGACGCGCCAAACCCCGGCAGTGGATCGTATAACTCCATGGCGTCGCCATAGGTATCGGGCGTGTCGGTTTCGCGGTATAGCGCAGCGAGGCCCGCGCCTACTTTTTTGTCACTCATGGTAGTGATCTCCAAATAATCGTTAGTTCTATGATGTGGTGGTGCGTTTCGCTGGCGCTGGCAAATCCGGGGCGGATGTCGTCAGTGCTGATTAAATCAATGCCGATCTGGTCGTGGGTTGCGCTGTAGCCATCAAGCTGCTCACCGATGGTGGTGGCGATGGTGGCGGCGCTTAAATAACTTTTTGCAAATACGTCGATCTGGTATCGAGTGCGGCGCGTTGTGTGCTGTTTTGCGGTGCTGGTGCGCTCGCTGGCTGGGTTGCTAATGCTTTGATGTCTAATGGCTGGGTAGCGGCATTCTTCAGGCAATAAACCGGGGTGTATTCGGTCGTCGAGTGCGCTACTGACGCTGGGCGGCATGTCGTTTAACAATAGATCTGTGATGATAATTTCGATCATTTGCCGGTTTTCTCAAATTTAGCGATGCGCTTTTGCAGTTGTTTGGTTAGGCGTGTAAGCACTTTATTGACGTTGTTATCCATCGCACGGCGCATCCAGCCGCGCGGGCTGATATTTTCGGTGCCTTCTTCGAGAAGGCGCGCCCACCAGTGTTTTTTGCTGCGGTAGCCGACGTGTATCCAGAAGATTCCGTCTTTGTCGCCTTGGTCCCCGCGTTCGCCCCAGCGCTTTGTTACTTCGGCTAGGGGTTTGATGCCGCGTTTTTCTCGGCGGGCCGCTGCGCTATCGGTGGAGGCACGGGGCGCGGTGGCTTTCATTTCATCGAGTACGGGCTTGGTGGCGTACATGCCCGCGTTGCGCAGTATTTTGCCCTGCATGTCGGCGGCTAGGCCGTCGAGTTTGGCATCTAGTTCGGCCAGCCCTTTGACTTCAAATTCGTTGCTCATAACCGGCGACCAGCGCTGGTGCGCTCAACGGTGATTAGGGTGCTGCTGCGAAACGGGCTTTCGTGGCCGATAATCGCGTATTGTTGGCCGTCGATTTCAACGATGTTGGTGTCGTCAATCGTTGGCAGGTAGTGCGTTTTAAGTGTGTACCGGGCAGTGTTGCTGAGCGTGTTTTCGCTGGCTGATTCGCTCGCGGTGTTGAGTTTTACTGAGCACCAAAACGGCTCGATTAACTCGTATGTGGTTTCTGGCTCGTTGAGCTCATTGCGGCCTGAGACTGCGCCGTATAATTCGGCGTAGGTGTCGTAGGTGCCAATAGCCATGATTATGCGATCCGGTAAACTTTGTACGGTTGCCAAAGACGTTCAATCGCGGGCGGCTCGGCGGCGTTCATATCGCGATTTGTGTACAGATGACCCACGAACAGTAAAATGCCGGCGGTGATTGCGCCGTTAAGTACAGCGGTGAACTCCGGCGCGTCGATGTCTTGCTCTAGTGCGGCTTGATCTTCATACAGCTTGCGCTCGGTGTCGTTTTCGAAGCGCGTGATGGCGGCATCGATATACTCTTGTATGAGATCGTCTTCACGGGCGTGAAGTACGCGACAATGAGCTTTGGCGACGGCGACGGAGATCATTTATTTGGCCTTTGGGGCTGGCGCTGGTTTTGAATCGGGATTTGCGGCCGGTTTCGCTTCAGACGCCTTTCCGTGTTCAATGACTTCGCTCTTCAACACGTCTTTGCAGTATTTAATATCGGCTTCTTTGGTCGATACCATGCCCTGCTTTTCAAGCGTTTCTGCGGTTTTTTCGTCAATACCTGATACAAGCTGATTAGGCTGATATTTGGTGGATTCAACCAGTGTAATGCTGAGAATTCGGACTACGGCTGTCTTTGCCATGGTGATTTCCTTCGAAAAATAGAATTAAAAAAGGCGCTAATTTAGCGCCTTTTTCTAGTGGGTTTGGCTGCGTTAAGACGCGACTAAACCGCGCTTAGGATGCTGCACATTGCAGAGTTTTAACTGCGCCGCCCACATCCAGCAACTTACCATCAGAACGCTGGAAGCCAACAAAGCCAACCTGACCCTTGAGCGTGTATTTAGAGTCGGTCATACGGAACAGCATCAACTGCATTACGTCACGAATGGTGTAATGAGAGAAGTCACCAAAGGCCACTGCTTTTGCGTTTGCGGCAATATCAGCCATTTGCTGGTTGATTTGGTAGCCGTATCCACCAATGCGATCCGGCGCACCCGTATCAAGGCTAGGCAACCATAAAGGACGATTATTAGCGTCTTTTTTGCCTTTCAGTTTCTTCAAGGTCATGTCGTTAAACATGAATAAACACTTGCCAGATTCGCGGTAAATAGGGTCAACGCTGTGAGCTAATGCATCCAACTCATCAAAAGTGATATCTGCTGCGGCGGCTGCAACTTCGCCAACCGTTGCGGCAGTTACCACACCTTCCGGCTGGCCTGTGCCTGTGCCGATAGTGAAGTGTTTGTTCTGGATGCGAGCAATACGCATGGCTAACAAGCGCAGGATATGGGCTTCGACATCGATACCAGAATCTTGAGTAAGCTCATAAGGCAAAGCAATTGACTTAGAACTGTACTTGAAAGCACCCATTGACTTAGTGCCAAATTCGGTGTCTTCCTCACCAACTTCAACGCTTTCGCCGACAATTTCACCCTCTTCCGAAGTTGAGTCGGTGGTTGGCATATCCATAGGGTTGCCGGTGGCAGTTTGCATAACGGTCGCAATCGATCGCATACCGCCAAACGATTTCATTGCTTCAAGCAAGCGAGAAACAAATTCACGGTGCACTAATGCGCCGCCGTTATTTGCCTCACCAATACCCATAGCAGCAGACACCCGCTTCACTTCTTTCGCCATGAATTCGCGCTGGTCTGTGGTTAAGTTTTCAACACCACCACGCAGCCATGCATTGGTGCAGGCTTTCAGTTTTTGTTCGCGAACGGTCGCTTCGTCGACGCTGATATTCATATCAACAGCAACGTTAGCAACGTGGTTTTCTTGAGATTCGGTCATCTCAAGTGTTTCTTTGAATGCACTGATGTGCGCATCAATATTGTCGACGGCGGCTTTCAGATCGTTGTACTTCGTCTGATCGTCGTTGGTCCATTTTTCGGTTTCTGGCTTTTGAACCAGGGCGGTCATTTGTGCGGCAATGTTTTTGCGTTCTTCCCGCAGTTCTTGGATGCTTTTCATGCTTTGTTCTCCGTGAGGATTTTTAGGTATAAAAAAACCCGCCGTAGCGGGTTGTATTCGGGTCGCGGGAAGCCGCTAGCCGTGAGCCATAGCCAGCGCTTCGGTCTGACGACGTAGGCGGGCCATGAATTCTTTGTGTGCGGCTTCTTCTTCCGCGTTGGGTTTATCTTTTGATTCGATTATTGGCGCGTTGGTGTAGGCGTTTAAATTCCAACGACTGGTGTTTTCTGCACTGGTTTCTTCGGTTTCGATGATGTCGTCAATGAAGCCGTGCTCTTTAGCTTCGTTGGCGTCGAACCATGTTTCGGCTTCCATCCATTGGCTGAGCTGCTCGCGTGACTGTCCGGTTTTCTTTTCGTAGTCGTTGAGAATACTGGTATCGACTTTTTCGAGCAGGTCGGCAGTGCTGCGCATGTCGCGTTTATTACCAACAACCAGCGTCCAACCTTCGTGGATCATGTAAAAGCCGCCGTCAGCCATGGTGACGGAATCACAAGCTGCGCTGATATAGGTCGCGGCGCTGGCGCATAGGCCGTCGATCTGGGCTGTAATGGTGGATTTGTGCTGCTTTATTGCAGTTGAAATCGAACGAGCATCAAACACATCGCCGCCGGGACTATTGATGTGCAGGGTGATGTTTTGCTCTGTAATTTCATTCAGTTCTTGAATAAAATCTTTAGCCGTGACGCCCCACCATCCACCGATTGAGTCGTAGAGGTAAATATGGGCAACACCATCTTCTGATTTTATTTCAACTTTCTTGCCGCGCTCTTTATTCGCTTCAAGAAGGTTGAGAAGTCGATTCATCGTCATTGGTATCACCTGTTTTTTTGGTTTCGGTCGTCATTGGTTTGTAGAGCTCGTCACCACCATCCACGGGTGGTAAGTCTTCTAATTTGCGCACTTCATTTGTCGTTAAGAATCCCGGCATTTGATTGCCACCCAACCCGGATTTGTAAGCCTCGTAACGGGTTTTAATATCGCCACGCAATAAGCCGTCGATATTGAAGCGGAAGAAGAACTTTTCGCTGCGAATGATTTTTCGATTTACTTCTTGTTCGATTCGAGCAAGCAATGGGCGTAACGTGTAGATGGTGAATGCCATGCTTTGCTGTTCAATACCTGCACCCCATGAGCTGGATTTTTCGAGATGCCCAATCATGTGTGGCGGCACACCAAATATGCGAGCGATGTCAGTTACTTGGAATGATCGCGTTTGTAATAATTGGCTGTCTTCCGCTGACATGGTGATTTCTTTGAACTCACCACCTTGGGGAATAAATGCAGGCAAGTGGCGTTTTTCTGGGTTGCCGTGATGCTCGAACCAGTAATTACGAACGATTTTTGCTTGGTCTTCTTTTAGAGATTCTGGGAATTTTATGTAACCGCGCGGGGTTGCATCGTTTGCGAAAAATGTCGCGCTGTATTTGTCGGCAGCTAACGCACCACCAACACTGTTCAGCATTGCCGTTCGTAGTGTGCTTAGGCCTTTTTTACCGTTCCAGCCGATATTTGGGATGTGCAAGATATCGTCTTGGTCATAAACGGCGCTTGTTCCGTTATCGAAAACTACTGCATAGCGTAAACGTCCATTTACTTCGTCCGGCTCTACTCGTGACGGATTTAATGGCGTGAGGCTGATCATGTCGCCGTTTCGATTTCGACCAATTAGGCTGTAGTGGTTGCCTTCGAATAAAATATGATTAACGACGCATTCCCAAAATATCACCGATGTAAGCATTGGGTTTGGTGAGTCGTGCAAGGTTGCGTAATACGGGTGTGATTTTGCAACGCTTGTTTTTTTACCTTCGCGCTCGTGGATATGTGCGGGCAATGTACCAACTGTGCCGCAAATCAAACGCGAACAGGCATAGACGGCAGCAACTTTCATTGCGCTATCACGCGTAACAGGTTCACCATGAGTGGACATGTTTGTATTAAACAAATCCATCATGCCTTCTACGTCACCACCGGTCACCGTGACGGCGTTTTTTATCTCACTAATTTGCGCTTGTGCCTGCTGAAGCTGCGCAGCGAGATCTGCCGTTTTTGATTTAAATGGCCACATATTTACCAGTTCACAAAGTCTGTATTTATGCCGGTTTCGTCCGGCTCGTACATAGCTCGCCCCACACCCATAATGGCGCAGACAATGCCGTCGATTTTGTTTTCGCTACTTTCTTTATCTGGAAAGTAGGTTTCGTTTTTTCCGATTTTGTTGGTGCAGTTCGATGCCATCCAATTCAAAACCGGATCATCAGGATGATGGAAGCGACCCGCTGCAATTGCGGCTTCCATTTCCTTCATCGCGGGTGAGAATTCTTTTGCGGTGTTGGGTGATTCAACAGTGACCGCGCCATCGGCTTCGAATAAGTGAGCCATTTGTGTGGCGCGCCACGGGTCGTAAACAACTTCATTTATCGAAAAGCCTTCGCTGTCTTCTTTGCCTTCTTCGTGTATCTGAGTGAAGTCGATTTCAGAGCCGGGCATTTCGAACAAGTGGCCAGAGGCAACCCAACGCTGGTATGCGTTTTGGTTGGCTTTTTCTTTGGTGTTTTTTATGGTTTCTTCTGGAAGATAGAATTTAGGAAAAACGTAGTAATGAACCTTCCCGTCGATCTCACGCCGAAACATTCGCATGGTGCAGCACATGTCGATTTTGGCGGCCAGATCGATAACGAGATATCCGTCGTCATCTTTAAAGTCGTTCACGTCGAGCGTTGGATCACCACACTCGCGCCACTTGACCATGTTCAGCCATTGCGCTTTTGCGCCACACCAGATGTTCAGGTGTTTGGTTTTATAAATAACTTGGCGTGACGGGTTGTTCTTGGCGTTCTGTAGCTGACTTAATAAATAATCTTCTTTGACTGACACCCCGATATTTGGGTTTGCCATATAGAGACTTTCGGGTTTATCCCAATCGTCTTCGTTGTCGATTGTGTAGATGATGCCGAACAGCTCTTCATTCGGTATCGTGCCTTCCAGCATTTTCTGAACTTCTAAACGCTTGTCATAACATGGGCCAGCTAAGTTTGTGCCAGCGGTTGTGATGATGTACATGATGGGTTGCTCTCGTGACCCCATGCCGGTAATCATCGTTTCGTATGAGTCAGGCGTTTTGTGTTCGTGAAATTCGTCTTGAATTGCGCACGATGGTGACGATCCATCACCCGGATTGCCCACGATTGGTTCAAACTTGGAACCGTCATCGGGGCGGTTCATGTTGCTGGCGTTAACTTCAATGCCAAACGCTTCAAGTAATTGAGGCGTTTTGTTGATCATTATTTTTGCGGGACGGAAAACTTCCCATGCCTGCTTTTCAGTTGTCGCGCCACAATACACTTCAGCACCAAATTCACCATCCATCGTGAACATGTAGTTTGCTGTGCCGGCGGCATCAACTGATTTGCCGTTTTTACGTGGGATTTCTTTATACACTTCCCGAAAGCGGCGGGTTTTATCTTTTTTCCGCTTCCAGCCGAAGACGACGCAGAAACCAAACTTTTGCCACGCCTCTAGTTCGATTAATTTCCGCTCCGAAGCCCACTTGCCTTTGGTGTGCGGAAGACTTTGCACAAACATGCAGACAACTTCAGCCGCTTCCTTGTGGAAGTAGTACGGGTAATTTCGTTTCTCGGCTTTTTTTAGGTCATCCAAGTGTCGCTGACAAGCGAGCTTTACCCATTTACATGCTGGTATTCGACCGGCAACAATGTCGCGCGCGTACTTATTCGCTGCGTTAACGTTGTGAAATGTCGCCATGGTTTCATAATCACTTTTTGCCCAGGATGTTCATCATTTCAAGGAACGGATTGGCTTCTGTCTTTTTGCCTCCGGGGGCGATAATTCGAGACCGGTTTGCTGGGTCCAGACCTAGCACTGCGCCCAGCGATTGCATTTGTCGGAGCGCTTCGTTCGCTGCTGACAGTGCGGGGTTTTTTTTGATCGTGCCGTTGTCTTGCGAGATCGTAGGGATGCCATTGGCTTCAGCCATCGCTGCGCGATACATTGAGTAAGCCAAACAAAATGATTCTAAATTCCAAAGGTCAGCAACCGTCATCACGCCACGACTGCAAAGCTGCGGGGCTAATGTGTCCCACTGCTCAGCAGCATATTGAAAATCTTTTAGGTGTTCAGGCGCTGAAACATCGGTGACTGCGTCGAATTCTGGTTCGTCATTATTGAGCGCGCGCTTACCGGGATTTCCTGCAAGTTTCTTCTGTGCTGTAGGCTTCGGCTTGCGCCCTTTTCCACCTGGCATAAACAATCACCTCCGGCAAAAATGGCGAATCCGGAAAAACTTTCAATTTCGCGGGCGTAAAAATTCGACTTTAGCGACGGTCTTTAGTTGAAAGGCTGTAGAGATTTAACCCACCCCCCCCTATCGGCCAAAGCCGCCGTCTTCTGTTGCGGTCTTGATGTCATGGCAGCGCTTGCACAAGGGTTGCCAGTTCGCACGGTTCCAGAACGCAGACTTGTCGCCCTTGTGTGGCACGATGTGATCGACCACCACTGCAGACTCAATAATATTGTTCGCTTCACAGTGAACGCAGAGAGGATGTTTATTTAAGAAACCTTCACGTGCTTTACGCCATCGACTATCGTAACCGCGCTGGTGTGCCGTGCCTCGCTTCTTGTCTTGTGTTTGTTGCACCTGCTTTTTGTGCTGTTCGCAATGCCTTTGACCTGTCGGGACAAGCCGAGGGCAGAATGATTTAGCACACGGCTTACTGGCCACAACGATCAACCTGCTCGATATACAACAATAGATCGCGCTGATGTTCTGGCATAAGCGTTACTGTTACGCCATCAGCGTTCAGTGGCGGCATCATCGGGACGATTGGCGGGCAATTGCTCGGCGTCGTCGTAATCATCGGCAGTAGGCTGCACCCGGCCAAAACGGTCACCCCAAGCGTTAGAAGGATTGGCTTTAATCGCTTCAATGCGTTGCTCGCGGTGCTTTTGTTTGTGTTGTTCGACTGCATTCAATACACCTTCAATCACTCGCAATAGCAGAGCAAACCCGCGCATTACTTAATGCCGGGCTTCGGTAGTTGTTTTGCTTTACTTGTGCCAATGCCAAGCGGCTCCAATAGCCACGAATAAAGCTTCCCGTATGCTGTGTTGTCAGCGGGTGTCGGTGTAATATTGACATACAGCAGCGCAACCAAATGAGCCAACCCCAGCCACTCGTACCAACTCAATTGCCCGCTGTGATAAATCACCATCGAGATTAAATCAATAAACAAGGATGTGTCTGACGGACTAAGCAACACATCACCAGCACTCACACTGGCAGCGCCGCCCATCAGTAATACAAACAACATAAAATTGTCTGTCACCTTACGGCCAACAGCTTTGAAAACCTCGATCACCTGAGTGCATGAGATATCAATAAAAGAAACAAGCGTTACTGCAATTAGGAAGAATAGAAAGAGTAGGATTTCCATTAGTAACTCCAAATGTGTGGGCGCGGACGCCATGAACGTGACTGCGAATCATCCAAATGAATGAAACGATTTTCGCGATTCTGTTTAACACCAATACCAGTGAAGCCGTGCTTAATCGCTAATTCAACAAGGCGCAATGCATCAGCGCCTCGAACACGCACATCAACAGCGCATCCCATTGAATGAGTGCCAAGGTGATCTTTGCCGAACTCCGCTGGGTGCAACCGATCACGATATGCCGACGTAATAACCATCGGTTTATTAAATTCATCGCGCAGTGACTGCAGGCGATCCATAAACGACGGAAGCATTTCACAACGACCAGTATGCGAGCATTGCATCTCACTGCGAGGGAAGTTATTCCAAGGCCAGTGAGCTTGTGCTGAGTTCGCTGTCATTTGTGATATTTCGCCTGTTCGATCTGTAGAGATTTAACATCCCGCTCAAGCGTCTGAATTCGCGAGTCTGTTTTCTGCTCTAATCGTTCCAGTCGTTCCACCAGGGTATTCACCGTCTGGTTTGTTTGTATAACCGTACTGTAGACAGCAACGATACCAAGCAGCAGCGCTGCTAAAATGACACTCGCACTTTGCTCGAAGATCGCCAGCCAGCGTATTCCGGCAGATTCTTTCGAGTACCGCGTTTCAGTTGTCGGTGGTGTTTCATCAGGCATAAATAAGGTCGCGGGGCAGGACAACCCCGCTTTTCCGGGTCAGGACAGAGACCAGAAACAAAAAAGCCCCAACGGGTTAACGTTAGGGCTTTGAATCTGAGTTAGCGAATATTTAAAGGTTACATCTTCAAAATTCCGATCTAATAGATTTTTAACTATCTAGGCGCTATTTCGCCAGCATAGAAATAATAGCCTTATTTCTCGTCATGGGTCAACAACTAACTGTATTTAATTACAGGTGGCTGAAAATACAGGTCAATCACCGTGGTAACGGTTGTTTCCATAGTAATCTGGAACGCTGGGTTTTTGCTCTTCTGGATTGATACGCGATTTCAGTATTCTTATGATGCTCGCCTGTCTCTTTATTATCTGCCGCATTAATCGCATCGCTTCATGATCATTAAGAGGAATGCCGTCAGGGGGGATAAAACCAATACCAGAGCACTGGTCACATGTATACGCTGGGTTGGTATGAATCATCGGCTGAATCAAACCTTCGCCAATACACACCTCGCACTCCGTCCACGTCTCACGACTAAAGCGCTGACGCTGATCTTGTCGTGTTAGTTTCGTAACCAAGGTGACTATGCCACGCCCTGCAAGCACTCTATACGCGGCAACACCGCCGCGACGGGACCAAGGCTTTTACGATCCAACGACTCGCACACATCGTGCACCATTTGCTCGATGTACTCAAAGTCACGACGATAATTGCTGGTATTAATCGACAACTGGCCACCCGTTAATCGATTAACTGCAATAGCGAAGTGCGCGGGCTTTCGATATTTACGAGCACCCGTTATTGCTAGCGCCCGATAGTTATCCATATTGCAATAAATAAGGGCTTCGGTTCGCATACGCACGGCGTCACTCATATTCTCCCAGTCAATTTCACACTTGCGCGAAACAAGCATCACCGCGCCAATCTGATTCGAGCGTAGCGACGCGAAAAAGGCAGGTGCATACGCCCACAACAACCAATACCGCAAAAACTCTTGCGCCTCGACCGCAGCGATAACAATGCCCGCTTCGTATCGGTTCGCTATTTTATGCACCGACGATGCACGACCACCGGTAATAACGGGAGAAAAATCAGAATTACCCTGCATGTCTACAGAGTACGCTTGGAGTATTGCGGTTCGTGCCGAGTGTGTAGTAATCATACGCCTGCCCTTTTAATGTCCTAACTGTATTTTTACACAGGTATTTAAAAAAACTTAATATTCAGCCGCGTAGTCATTACCCCCACAATGCCAGCATTGCTGCGTCGCGTTTATCTTCATTTGTTCGGCCTCTCCAGCCTGTTACCTTATTAAAATAATCAGCGTCTTTTTTCGCTCGATTTTTGACTGGGCCTCTTAGCGGCTTAACCAACACCACATCTGCGCCCATTGATTTTAGACACTCAACCAGCACCCGCTTAACGCCTTTGACCTGCCCCACGTTCTGAGCAATCCGGCCATGTTGGCGGGCGTTGGTGCCGGGGCGGTGATACGTGGTTTTATCGGCTTCGACTTCTTCAACGATCACCACCGGCTGCTCCGGTAGCAGTTCGCGCACAAATTCCAGCAACTCAGGAAAGCTCAGCGCGTCCATATGCACCAAGCCACCAGCTCTAGTGATCGCCACGCCACTTTTAACCAGATCGGGATCAATACCCACCACCAGCCGCCGCTCACGATCAATGCGGGGTTTTATCGCTTGGTTAGCCACAGGCTATACTCCTGCATAATTTCTTTTCGGAATCTCATGTTCAGGTCATCGTTATTATCAAGATGGCGCGACGATCCAAAACCAATAATCGACTTTACCGCCTCCAGTGCCACCTCTGGGCTTGATGGGCTTCGGCCATAGCGAGCTTTAAGGAAGTTCTGAAACGACTTTTCTCGGCAACGAGCATGCAACCACCGGCACAACTGACCGCCCTTTTCTGCTGGGGCTGGTGGCTTTAACTGCGCTTTGAGTTGTCTCATCGTCATCAGTTGAATAGAGGCCGGACAATCGTTTAGTTGCGCTTTTAGCTTATCAGGTGTTGCATCAACCACCATCATCACCACAGCGCGGCCTTTATCGTCAGAGTGGATGTCACGAATGATTGCGCGTGTCATTATTGCCTCGTTCCTGTAGTTCAATGACTGCCAACATGTTCCACGCAGCCGCCCACAAATGAGGCATGCCGGTCTCACTATCTATGCGCTCTGTTCGCATTCTTAATAAATGACGCATTGCTGCGTCTTCATAGCGCTGCTCACCACCCGGTACTGATTGCCAACCACCGCGAGTGTATTTAACCGCCCCGAACGTTCCGATCCTAGACACAGATTCAAGAGCCAAGCCAAAGTCCAGTAAAACACCCGCCAGAGGCTTGCCAGCATCAAGCTTTGCGCCAGGAGCATGCTGATCTATACCCAAAGGATCAGACTGCTTCGAACTATCTGCCATATCAACACCAACAAAAGGAGCAACATCAGCATCAAAGTGCCTGCCAGCTAACGCCATGAAGTCAGGAGCCACACTGCTCTGATTAGCCTTGGATGCAGTCTTGGGAGTAGCCACGTTATCATCAACATCTGCTGGTGGTTCCTTTACTGGCTCAACCTTCGGCTTCGACTTGCCCGCCCGTTTTCCTTCGTTTTCATCTGGTAGCATGTACGCGCCGTTCTCAATAGTAATATCGCCATCTTTACGCAACTGACGTAGGGCTTTGCCTGTTCCACCAATACTTAAACCCAGAACATTTGTAATGTCGGCGGCTAAGGCCGGGCCTCGTTTTAATTCATCAAGAATAGCGATTTTAATCTCTTCAATATTCATACGCGCCCCTCAGCGATGGCAGTAACTAAATCAGCGGCGGCTTTAGCATCACTTAATGCGCGATGGGCTTGGCCTTCAAATTCAATACCTGCAATTTCACAGCAACGAGCCAGCGACAAACGACGAAAGCGAGACTGCTCAGAATCCCATTCAGCGTAGTCCTTAGCAAAGTGACGGTTCGCCAACTCCATGATGCAGATAAAGCCATCAGGTTTAGGGAACGGAGGGATTGGCGATGGATTAAGAACCCGATAATCCGTCTGGCGAACTAAGCGCTCATCAAACACTAAATTAAACGCCGTTATGTACTCACCATCCCCATATGACTTGAGACTCAAGCTATCCCATGCCTTGCCAAAATTGACGCCTTGGTTTTGAGCCTCATCGTGACTAATCCCATGCACCTTTTCAGCAGCGGGTGAAATAAGCCACTCCGGTTTAATGAGCTCATCAACCAACACTTCACCGGTTTTAATGCGAATTGCCGCCAACTCAATAACCACATCATTCTCACCAAGGCCCGTGGTTTCGGTATCAATACAAATGCAGTTATCAACAATAAACTGCGCGATTTCTTGTGTGTTATTCATAAACGCTCCTAGCACTTAAAATGGGATATCGTCATCGAAGTCGTCAAAACTATCTGATGGCGCTTGATTTGGTGAATGTTGAGCCGGTTGGTTTTGCCCGGTCTGATTTTTCTGCGCTGGCATTGATGATGGTGCTGCACTCGGTGCACCCGTCGGACTGCCGCACATCGTCATATCGTTAACGACAATCTCGGTTGAGTACCGTTTAACGCCGTCTTTTTCCCATTCGCGAGTACGAAGCTTTCCTTCAAAATACGCCTTACTGCCTTTGGTTAAATACTTCTGGCAGATCTCGGCCAACTTTCCGTAAACCGTTAAACGATGCCACTCCGTTTGCTCGACCTTCTGACCCGTGGCTTTATCTTTATAGCTTTCATCGGTCGCGAGAGAAATATTCGCCACCGGGTTGCCATTCGGAAGAAATCGCACTTCAGGATCGCGTCCAAGAGTGCCGATCAAAGTGACTTTATTTACGCTGCGACCCATATTTATTACCTACGTTTATTTGTTTTTGGTGTTGTTGAAATCGGGGTTAAATCCCATCAATAACACCTCGTTACGTTCGACCTCGTGCCTCGGCGCACGAACTCTTTGTTATTTAGTCGCTTCCGTCCAAATAGTCTTCATACGTCACAGGATGGTTGCACTCAGGACAAAGAGGGTCTTGACCAAGCCACTGTAGTGATTTGCAGAGCGCGTCAGAACCCTCTCGTGTCGTCTCTATTTTTTCAAACCCACAATTAATACAATCAATTCCAGCCTGATTATTTTCTGGCATTTAATCCTCCCGCGCCAAATAACAAGGCGCTCAAATTGGACGCTACGCGCCCGTTAGCTTGTGGTTATTTTTCAATATCCCTGTTATGTGCAATATTTCGGCGGCGACACAAATCAAACATATATTCCTCTCGCTCTGAATCACTCATTCGAATCAATGCCTTAACATCCATTTCGAGGCTCTGGTGAAATTCATCATTGCGAACCCACAGCCGATTCCATGTTATGCGCGGCCTGAACGGCAGCATTTTGATTTCGTACAGAGCAGCGGTCATTATTAGTCCTAGAAAAATAACAATGCGCTCTACACCGGACGCTTGCGCGCCCTGCTGTTTTTCATCTTTCATAATTTTCTCCATGCAAGCGCCGGGGTTGTTTGCTCCCATCACTGCACCACCTCGCCTTTTCCCTGATCACCCCACAACGTCAATGCGCCACGCACCCGGTGTGGCACTTGCACGTGTGTAGCTTTCACGATTCGAATCACGCTCTCGTGTACGTCGTAACGTTCGCACGTATCGCCTGCGGTTTTTTCTGCGCCGGTTACCCAATCACGCTTGCCGCCACAATGGTCGGCGTATTTGCAGCCGTTGCACGGGTAGTCAGCGGTGTACGCGGTAGAGTTGAATGATTTAATGCGCTCAATATCGCTTGCCATTTGCATCACGCCGCCTCCCACTTGCCGTATTTTTTTAACGTTTTTTCAGTGGGATACCAGATCAGGCATTTGCGAGTAGTGACACGACACTCGCGTATGTTGCGGATCGGTTTGCCGTCAGCAGTGAGTTGTTCACCTGGCATAACATTCTGAAAACTCGTACCCATGCCATCGGCTAAACGGCGTGCGCATTCATGGCGGTTTAAATCCGGATACACAGCAACAACGATGTGTGCGACTTCGGCACTCGTGAGGCCGTCGGTGTAAGTCGTCAGTACTTTTTCAAGTTGTTGAATATGCGTTTGGCGTTGGCCTGAAGCGGTCACCTCAAGCGCGGCCAGATGACTGCTGGGGGCGTCGGTTACTCGTGCTGCCGGTGTGTCGATATTGGTTGCTGTCATGGTCGTCTGTCCTCGTCCTGTCCTGAAATCTGTTACCAGCTTGTATCGGTTAAGCGCTTCATGCTGGCTTCAGCACTGCGATAATCTGGCTCTTTGCTGGGTGTTGCCCAACTGGTGTCGTTTAATCGGTTGTTCGTCCCTGCGGCGCTGGTATCCAATGCCGAAGGCGTGTGGCGGCGTTCGTTGAACTTGGCGGCCAACACGCCCCACTTCGCGCGCAGCTTGTGCGGGCTGAGTATGTTCGAGCGCCAGAATTCATCGGTATTTGCAAAGCGGAACAGCGCGGCGATTTGTTCGGGGGTTCGTTCGTCAGCGTGACGCATTAATCGAATCTCGTTGGCCCATGCGGCAATGTTCGGGCGCTTGTCATCGAGGGTGACGTCAGCCACAGCATCCGCCAGCAAGTTAGCCAGCTGCTCGTCGATGTGCTCACCCCACAACGCCGCTTTTCCAGTGCGGCTCGCGATCACGGCGGTTGGGTGTTTTTCTTGAACGCGATCAAGCAATGATTTTTTCTCTGTCGTCGGAGTGCGTTCAGCACTCCGACAATCAGCAGGAACCTGCTGCGAGTTGTTTTTAGAAATGTCTTTAAAAGTTTCTTTAGAGTTTTCTTTATAAGGGGGGTTACCGGCGACCCCCTGACGGGGTTGTACATAACCCCCTGACGGGGTTACCGGCGACCCCTTAACGGGGTTACCCATAACCCCGTGTTGTTTTTTGCTTCGGGGTTGTGCGCGACCCCCTACCGGGGTTGTAGATGACCCCATGCAATCCCAATCCGAAACCTGTTTATTAATGCTAAGCTCGCCAGAATTGAGCAATAAAACGCCGCGCTTAATTAATCCGCGCTTTAATTTTCCGCAGTTTTTTGCCTCGATGCCTGTCCAATTACTGAGGTCATTTTCAGTAATGCGACGGGCCTTTAATTGATACCCGTAGGTGTTACGAACAACAGCCAGAACAACACGCAATTCACGCGCAGTTAATCCAGAGGCGACCATCAGCTGATCAACCAGACCATTCGCTAAACGTGTAAAACCCTCGCTCATGCTGGCCACCTGCTGCTGTTCGAAATGTACGATTGTTGCCGTCATACGTGCGTCCTGTGATTAAAAAAAACCGGCTCAGCGCTTCACAGCGATTCACCGGCACCGCGTAACCCAGCGGCGGGAGATACGATCACCTCCTAAGGGGCGGTGGCCCGTAAATCATCCCAATCAATACAGCGCACCGGATCGGGTTCGGTGGTGGACTCAGCCAAGGGAGGAGCACCCCAAAGGGGTTTTCAGCCATCCACTGCAGGTGTTATTTCTATGCACTCACGACCGCCTGCTGCGCGAGCCCGACTAACGCCGGAAGGGCTTACCCTTTAATTCAATGTTCGCCTGGCACCCAACGCACAACTGCACACCAGGAATCGCAACGCGACGCTTTTCTGGGATCTCTGAATCACACTCTTCGCAAAATTCAGCGCTCACACCGCTGTACTTAGGGAGTGCCGCCAAACTGCGATCCAGTTGCGCCTGAATAACCACATCGGCCTGATCGCATACATCAGCCAAGGCCAATCACCACCACCGCTAAAACGGTTTCAGCAACCAACCCCAATGCAGTAACGCCAATCACCACCGAATACGGATGACTTAAAACACCTGTAAATTTATCCAGCACTTTTTTCATGTGTGGCTCCAAAAAAAAACCGCGCAGAATAAAAACATCTACGCGGCGTCAGTTTCCTGTCCGTCCTGTCCTGCTGGCGCTGCGTAGAAATACACAGCGAGTTGCTCACGGGAAATCGAACCGGGGCGAATCGTATTAATCGCAGATAAAAGAGTTTCGAAACGGTCGCGGCGCGGGACACTTCGCAGTGATAACGGCGCTGGCATGTATTTCATCTGCACTGTAGCCCACGAAACGCCAGCTTTAATGCAAAGGGCTTTCCGCTCATCGTCAGAAAGAGATTTAAGAATTTCTCGAAACATTGACCACCTCCAATCCAACAAGTAAAAACCTTTCCGGTTTGTTTGTCAACAAAACAACAAACCTTAACGATTTGCAATGAGGTTTCAGTAGCACTTGGTTTGCAATGGTAGAAAACAAACCAAATTGCATTGAAAATAAAGAGATGGATATATACGAAACTCGAAGGTTAAACCTTCAACATCTTGCAGATGAGCGCTTTCCCGGCTACGGCCAAAGGGCAAAGCTCGGCGATCTAATGGACTGGAAGCACCAGCGAGCATCAGCCCTATTGCGCGAAAAGAATCCAAAAAACATTGGAGGTACTGCTGCAAGACTAGTTGAGCAAAAGTTTAAGCTGCCCAGAGGCTGGCTGGACGAACAGCATCCAAACTTGTGGGATGGCACGATCAACTCAGTAAGAGAAGCCCTGAAAGCCTCCTACACCACCAGCGTCGATCAGATAAAACCCCAGTCCTTGCCATTACTAAAAGATGATGAAGCCGTGCGCTGGATCAGCGGCGAGCGGTTTACACCCACCAGCCGGATGCAATTCCCCATCATGCCTATGATGACGATATCCAACGACGCATTTGTACTGGAAGAAACCACCAGCAGCATGCCACCACAAAAACCCGGCGACTTTTACTACATCGACCCACTCACAACACCAGAGAGTGGCGAATGGGCGGCGTTCATTATTGGCAGTAAGGTGGTGGTAGGTATTTACGAGAAAGGACGGGTAAGCGACCGTTTAGAGTTCACAAACGGCAAAGAAGCAGCGATTGAAATCACCGAAGACCAGCACGCGGGCAAAGTGCTTACACGCATGAACGGTGATTTTGCGAGAGGATTTGGCGGGTAAGGCTAATCCGGTATCAATAATGCGGGAGTTGCCTTTATTGCAGCATTCATGTCTTTAATCATAGTATCGACCTTAGCTTTAATCGATGCAGCCTCGAACTCTCTATGAGGAACATACCAGTGCTCTCTAAAATCTGAAAAGTAGACCCGAAGCTTCCCGTTAACGATCTCAATATCAATACTATACGTATAATCACTGAGTTGAGTTGAAAAGCCATTAAACTCAGACACCACCATCATTCCTCTACCTATCACCCTTCCATGGTCTAACGAGGCATACTGAATGACCTCCGACGACGTGTGATACGTTTTAGCCATATACACCATCACTCGGTGATATAGCTCAGCTTTATCAACGCCAGGAACAAAGATCATCGCCCGATGAACAAAGGCATCATCTGGCGCTTCGTCATAACTCATCTGAGCACAACCAGACAACACCAACAAACAACACAAAATTAACGCTCGCATGATTACCCCCCAAACTCAACATTAACGACCTTGGCCACCGCGTTTCCTTCCTCCCAATCGCCAAGATTTGAATCTAATGTGTAATACTCTGTTTTACCCATCTCGTGAACATAGCCGGGCTTTAATGGCTTCGCATCTCCGTAAGAATACTCGCTAACCAACACAGGGTGATAACTTTCCTCGTAGATAACCTTATCGAGCTTGTCCCTAAAGTAGACAACAACTTCAACCTTATTAAGCGTACGAGAGCCGTTGTTTCTAAGCTTAAACCTTACGGCGGGTACGTCCTTTTTAGAATAAGTATCAATGCGAGTGGCTTCGAATGCGGATATCTCGACGCTAGGAATGTAAGCCGTTTTTTCTTCCGCTAATTTAATCGCTGATTCGGTCTCGACAAGCCCATTTTTTGCGGCTTTAGACTCTGGGTCTTTCGTTTGCAGTTCGGAGTAAGCAGCAATAGCGCCTTCATAATCACCAGCCTCTCGTAGATCTTTTGCACGAATAGAGAGTGCCTTGAGATTCGCGCGATGCTCGGCAGCCTTGATCTCTTTATTGTACTCTGCAACCACTTGAGCGCCTGTCATTCCGTCAATATGAGAAATTGATACCGGTTTTATATCGCTGGTTTGACCGAACGCTTCAGCAAAGGCGTTAGCTAAGGCACCCACGCCGCCCGCCTGAAAATATGAGATAGCACGATCAAACTCCTCATGCTCGGATTCAGGCATCGAAGTTCTCACTTTCGCAATAGAGTTGATCAAAGAGTCATGAGTAGTGGTGTCGATTGTCTTTTCAGGAAGACAACCGGATAGCGCCACTGACGCAGCAATGACAAGCCCAACCATAAGATGTTTAAACATAACTTCCCTCCTTAGAATTTCTCCAAACCATACCACTCGGCAAGCCACCAGCAAACAAGCCAAAACCAAACTGGTATAAAAATCTTATCAAAAGGTTTGACATAACAAACTTTTGGGGTTTATTCTTGTACAAACCGTTTTGGTTTGTATTGAGGTGTCACCATGAACGAACAACACAGTTGGACAGTAGAAAAAGGCGCGTTGCCCTACCGCCAAGCGCAAGTGATGGCAGGCATTGCCAACGGCCTCACAGACAAAGAAATGGCCGAGCAAGCGGGTGTTAAGCCCTCTGTCATCCATGGAACGGTTAACACCCTCTTCTACAAATTCAAACTTGGCCGAGGCCGTCGCGCTGCGCTGGTGGCTGAGGCTATCCGCAGCGGTTTTCTGCAAAGCGGTGCTGTGATGATGCTGCTGTTGTTTGTTCAGGTGTCATCAGGCCCAGACCTTGATTGGCGGCGCGCTAAAAACCCAACCCGTACCCGCCCAGTGAGCACACGCATCGTGCGCCGTGGTCGCGAATTCGATTACGCGTAAGGAGTCAGTATGAAATTCAAAAGCACATGCCACACAGATAAGCACAGCAATCGTTACTGGCTCGGTGAATACACAATGCCAAACGGTCAAGTATTACTCTCCGAAGGCCCAAGCCTTGGCGAAGCCATGCACGGCATTTCAGAACAAATGAAAGCCGCAATCAACAATCATGAGCGATGCCTTCAGCAATTAAAACGCGGCATCGCAGCGTAAGACTTCAGCACCAACGGTTGGCCCCCGTGCATTACTGGTAGGACGCCAGAGAAAGGCCATAAATTAAGGACAGGAAACAGGACAAAGGGCAGAGAGATGAAACTTTCAAAACCGAACGAGCAAGACCTTAACGGCGCAATTGACATTGCTCGCATTCTTGATGATCTCAACAAAGGCTGGTTCCCATCTGGCGACGATGGCGACCATGTTTTCGACATTATGGACAGCGCAGATTGCCGTAAGGCGTTGGATATCCTGATCGGGATTAGCGACCAGTGCAGCCTGATGCGCGCCGCCATGACCACGCTGGTTTTGTGCGATCCAATAAATAAATCTATCGACCCTGATTGCGATCATGTCGACCATCATCCCGAGGTAAAAGAAGCGATGGCACTCAAAGAGCGTATCGACAGCTTCTTTACGCAGGAATTCACCGGCGGCATGAAATTCAAGAAAGGCGACCAGGTATATGATGTTGCTTCCGTCGATTTTGAAGAGGGTCTTGTCGCGTACAGCGTTGATTGGTCTGACGACCTCCAATGGGCTCGCTGGGAAAATATTGATCTGATTGAAGATCAGGCGGTGGCGTCATGAAAAACAAACTCACCGATCTGCAAGATCACCTATTTGCACAACTCGAACGACTTGGCGAAGAAGGTCTTGATGAGAAAACAATCGCGACCGAGATCAAACGATCTTCAGCGATGTCCGGCTTGGCAAAGCAATGCATTGATAACGCAAGCCTCATGCTCGATGCCGCTAAATTTCAACATGAAGTAGGTCCCGGAAAATTCGTACCCGAATCCATAGGGCTTGCTCATGAAAAATAAACAAATCGAGTGGACGCAAGAGCGTATTGAATGGGTTAGTAAAATGGTGAAGGTTTTGCCGCACAGTCAGATACCTAAGCTATTTCAAGAGGCGTTCGGTGTCCCTGTTGCAGATACCGCAATCAAAGGCGCATGTGCTCGTTACGGCATACGCACAGGGCGCAGCGGGCAATTCAAAAAAGGCAACAAATCTTGGAACGAAGGCACCAAAGGCGTAATGAAAGCCAACGCAACCACGTTCAAAAAAGGGCAGTCACCACACAACGAAAAGCCGCTTGGCACTGAGCGAAAAACGAAAGACGGCATTATTGAAGTCAAAGTAAAAATGACAGGCAAAAGCTGCGAACGCTGGCAGAGCAAGCACAGCTTGCTTTGGGAACAGCGCACAGGTCAAAAAGTGCCAGCAGGCCACGTGGTGATGTTTGCGGATGGCAATCGCAGCAACTACGACCAAAGCAACCTTCGCTTAGTTAGCCGTCGTGTGAACGTTACGCATAATTCACGCGGATACAGCCACCAGCCAGAGGAAATACGCCCGGCGTTGTTGGCCGTCGCACAACTAGACACCGCTATTAAACAAAATCAGGAGGCTCTATGACATACCCTCTCGTCATCATCGCGGCAATCATCACCGTAATCATTGCCAACATCGCAGACGTCAGCGCACTCGCACTTGCCTACGGTGTTGCCGTTGTTGGTGCGGCGGCAATTATTATTTTTTCAGCGATTAGCGGCTGCATTAAATGCCTAGCATTCAGAATGGCCACGCAGTTGGAGCAGCTGCCACCAGCAAAAATAAAAGCGCCTTCAGTACTTGAGTCTTTTGATCGTGAGGCCATACCGGAAATTATCAACTCGCTCGAATGCTCGTGTCGTTACTTAAAAGTGGATGCGCCAATCAAAGATGTCGATAAAAGCGACATTTATCACCTGCTCGTGGTGGCGAATCATTTGAATGGTTGCATTGCTCTGCATTTGAGTGATCTGCATGGTGAAGGCTCTATCGCTCAAAAAGCATTCTGGGATGGATTCGAACGCGCAGCGATGTCTGACAACAAAAACATTCGCCAACACTGGAATGAGTACAAGCGTGTTAGAGGGGTGGCGTGATGAAAGCACTACCGATGATTTTTAATACTGAAATGGTTCAGGCGTTGATGGATGGAAAAAAGGTGCAGACGCGGAGGCCATTTTCGATGCCGCAAGGATGGGATTTAAAGGATGGTAATTTGTGCAAAATTACTGGGAAACACCCTAAGAGCGGAAAATGGGGCGTGATGATCCGTCGGGAGCTATACGACGGTCGCTATGAGCATGACCTTGTAGTTGCTCCGGCTATGCCTGGCGACCTGATCTATGTTCGTGAGACGTTTTGCAAAGTTGACGATACAGAGCATGGCGAAGATGTTTGGGTTGACTACCGAGCCACACCGAAATATTCAAGTGAACACCCAGCAGGCTGGGATTGTGACCCGGATAATCCTTATGCGCTGAAGTGGAAGCCATCAATTCACATGCCGCGTGAACTTAGCCGAATCACTCTGAAAGTTACCAGCGTTCGCGTTGAGCGAGTACAGGATATTTCACTAAATGACTGTATTGCTGAAGGCTTCCGGGGTGGGCACGGGAGTATCCCCGGCTATATGTACAGCGCCACCCCGAAAGAACACTTCAGTGAAACATGGAAGCAAATCTACGGCGACCACTGGGATAACAACGGCTGGGTGTGGGTAATCGACTTTGAAGTTATCCAAGCTAACGTAGATGCAGTAATTGAAAAGATGGGGGTGGCGTGATGCACATTTACAACGCTACCCAAGGCCAAATGGGACTACATCTACCCAACGCCCTGATCGTCGACAACTTCGCCGGTGGTGGCGGTGCATCAATGGGCCTAGAAATTGCATTCAATCGCCCGGTTGATATAGCAATCAACCACAACTCTGAAGCGATCTCTATGCACCTGGTGAACCACCCTGACACAGAACACTACTGCGAATCAGTCTTTGACGTAGACCCAATAAAAGCCACATATGGCTTGCCGGTTGAATGGGCGCACTTTTCGCCAGACTGCACACATCACAGCAAAGCCCGTGGTGGCAAGCCAAAAAAGAAAGAGATACGCGGCCTAGCTTGGATTGTTATTAAATGGGCAATACTCAAGCGCCCCGAAAAAATAAGCCTTGAGAATGTCGAAGAATTTAAAACGTGGGGGCCACTGAATGAAGAAGGCCACCCGATTAAAGAACGTGCCGGAGAAACCTTCGACGCCTTTATTTTAATGCTCACCACCGGCATTAAAAAATCACACCCAGCCACGAAAGAGCTACGCGAATTTTTACCCGCTGGCTTTGATATAACAGCAGTATTTAAAGGGCTTGGCTACACCGTCGATTTCAAAGAATTGCGCGCCTGCGACTACGGCATACCAACCACCCGAAAACGTTTTTTTATGGTTGCCCGCTGCGATGGCGATCAAGTGCAATGGCCAGAACCAACACACGGCCAAGGCTTACTCCCATACAAAACCGCCGCCGACTGCATTGACTGGTCGATACCCTGCCCGTCGATATTTACCCGCAAAAAACCGTTGGTAGAAAACACCATGAAGCGCATTGCTCGTGGCTTGAAACGCTTCGTTATCGATGCAGAGAACCCGTATTTAATCGACAACAACAAAGTGACCTTCATCACCGAACACGCCAACGCCAGCAACCAACGAAACATGCCAAGTGACGAGCCATTGCGCACAATTTGCGCGGGCGTAAAAGGCGGGCACTTTGCATTAGTTACCGCATTTCTCGTTAAACATTACGGCGGCAACTACACCGGCGCAGGCATCGACATGCGCGCCCCACTCGACACGATAACCACCACCGATCACCACGCCCTAGTGTCAGCATTTTTAGTTAAATACTACGGCAACGACAAAGACGGCTGCGACATAAACCAGCCTCTACACACCATAACAACCAATGATCGATTTGGATTAGTGCTCGTAAAAATAAACGGCGAGACCTACAAGATAATCGACATCGGAATGCGCATGCTTACAGCCCACGAGCTGTACATTGCGCAAGGATTCCCAGAGGGATACATCCACGACCGCACCGCTGACGGAAAACCACTCTCTAAAACCGCACAAGTTCGCATGGTTGGCAACTCAGTACCACCGGGATTAATAGCAGCCATTGCCAAAGCCAATACCGAACAACAACAGAAAAACCGGAGAGCGGCGTGACAAAAATAATCGTAATAGGAGGCACAACCGAAGCCACCAAAGTCGCTCAATTACTTACAAGCGCCTGCTCGCATATTGAATTTCAAACCATGCGAATTCATGCACCGGAAATTGAATTGCATGAACCGGCACCCGCCCTACCTCTGACAAATAGAGAAACATGGCGCGGACGCGGAAAGCGAAGAATGCCGAAACGATAACGCCGCACACGTGAGCCGAGGAACGAGGTCTCATGCTGGCGTGTGTTATTGAATGAATTTAATTGAGTCTTAAATATGAAAAAACAAACACCGCGCGTGCGCAAAAAGAAAATTAAGTACACCAAAGCACAAAAAGAGCGTCACATTGCCAATCTGGCAATAAAAGACCTCGTGTGCGTGTACGTTTACAGCGGTAAAGACTCGATGACCAAACTCGTCAATATCAAAACGATGAGCATCGTAAAAGCAACGCCACTCATCGACTCAGCCACAAAGTGGTATCCCCACAAATGGGTAGTCAGTATCGCGCTGCTGATCCGTGAAAAGAACATGAAAATCAAAGCACCCAGCGAAGAAGTCAGCGCTCGCGATGCAAGCGGCAACGCGGCGGCAGTAATGTTCGAAAGCCTAAGCCCCACACTCGATACTTGGCACAAGCAAATGATACGCAGCAACCCCGCGCCAGAGTGCATAGTTAACGTGGGATGGATCGGAAACCCGCACGGATATGAGATAGACCCAGCAACAGAGCTAGCACTGTACGAGCTTGTGGGCGGCTTTCGAGACTACATCGCCCCGTGGGAAGTTGAAGCCAAAGAATCAGCAGGCTATGACGTACAGGTGATGTCGTGATGGGTGAGTTATCGTATTTTCTAACCGATGATGATTTATTTCTGCTTACTGGCAGAAAACAGCACAGTGCTCGCATCAAGCAGCTAAAGGCGCTGGATATTCCATACACATCTAACGCAGACGGAAAACCCCTAGTGTCACGGGCTGCACTTGATCAGCGAATGGGGCTCGTAAGCACTACCGCTGCGGCGGCAAACTGCAGCAATGATGACGGCTTTAGACTGGAGTAAACAATGGCACCACGCAAACGTAAAGATGCAGGCAGTAATTGGCTACCCGATCGAGTTTATCAAGACAAGTCTGCGTACTATTACCGCCCAGCAGGCGCTAAAGCTAAAAGGCTATGTGCGATTATGCGCGACAGTAGCGGGGTTGCGATAGAGCCGCCAGAACAGAAGCGTAAGATTCTGATCGCATATGAGAAAGCCGTCAGTGAACTTACAGAGGTTAAAGACATCAGCTATTGGCTTAGTAAATTCCTAGTGTCTGACAAATTCCTCAGTCTTGGGCAAGCCACGCAAGAAGACTACCGGCGTTACATTGAAGTGCTGGTTGATACCAACAACCCGCAGAGCAAAGCAACTCACAACGGCATACGCTACACGTTCGGCAAAATGATCCCGCGCGACGTGAAGCCGACGCACATACGCAAATACATGGATTATTGGTCAAATCCTCGGAGCGTGACACTATCAAGCGGAAAAGAACTAAGCACTCAAGGAAAGCCAAGCACAGCGAATAAGCACCTGGCATGCATGCAAACATTCTTCAAATGGCTTCGCCAGTATTTGGCCGGTATGGAGAACAATCCAGCCGACGGCATTACAAAATTCAAAGAGCAGAGTCGACAGATATACATCACTGACGAGCAATATATGCGCGTACTGGAAGCGGCGCTGAACAGCACCACGCCGTGGCTCATGCCTTACCTTGAGATCGCCTACTTATGCGGTATGCGCAGGGCCGAAGTGTGGGATTTAAACATTGAAGACATCGTCACCCAAAACGGCGAAAAACACCTCACAATCAAACGGAAGAAAGGTTCGCGTGGGGAGCTAATACCCATTACGGGCCATCTAAAGCAAGCCATAGCGGTGGCTATAGCCATGCACCCAGCAGGTAAGCCGGAACCACTGACTAATCGCCCCCTGATACGCAACACGCGTGGCGACCGCATTACAAAAAGCTCACTTCAGAACGCAATCGACAACATGAGAGCAGCAACCGGTATTGCAGATATCCGTACTCACGACATGAAAAAGAAAGCTGGCACGGATGGAAAAGACCTTGGCCATAGAACAAAAAGGATGGCTGAACTGTACGATCTAAGTATTAAGATCGGAAAAGCGACGCGGTGATAACCCTTGGTGTAAACGGAGAACGGAAATGAGTGAAGCGAATTGTAGTGAGTCCGATTTCACGCCTTTGTTATGTGCGGTTTATAGCCATGAGCGAACCGCATGGTGTGTATTTAAAGAAGAGTCGCCTTTAACTATGCGATTTCTGTGGAGATGCCACAACAATAAAGCGGCCAATAAGTTAGCTAAAGAGGTTAATGGTGGCGCGACAATATGCAAAGGCTGTAAAGAACTTGGAACAGCTTGCGGCAAATGTATTAAATGCGAACTAAGCGCATAACCCAGAGCTTTGCTGTGTGAGCCACAGCGAGCATCTGACAAAAGTGAATTGTTATAAATAGGTGTGTTATGGAACCAGTATCAAGAAAAGAAGATATGTCGCCACGCGGACAACTACGCATTTTCACCGATAACGAAGGTGATATTCATGTATCTGTATTCTCAGATGACGGCAATGGAAGAATTGAAACGATGTCGTCGGTAGAGTTCTGTACATGCGGCATTGGTGGGGGTCAGAGTCCAGAAACACGAAAGGCTCTTATTGAGCTGGCAAAGGCAATGGAGATGGACAATAAAAGCAGACCTGCAAAAGCCGGTGATTTATAACAAAAAGTTCGTTTGTCGAGGAACGAGATCATACGCAACACAGTGTTATCAGTGGTTGTTTCCATTTTGGAACATACCACTAACGCATAGAGTTTAAGAAGTTTACTGTATGAATTAACATGCTGTATATTCGGAATTAATATTCCGAAAGCGGGCTTTGTTAGCAGGCGCTTACTAGGAAAGGCTTGTAGTAATGGGGTGGCCGACGGGGATCGAACCCGCGACAACAGGAATCACAATCCTGGACTCTACCGACTGAGCTACGGCCACCACTACTTTCCTGCTGGAACACCAGAA